AGATACAAGAGATATATTAAGTCTAATATAATAATCTAATATAACAACTATATATGTTGTGTTTATTATATATATAGGGTTATTATAAATGGTTAGAAAATTTTAATAATTTAATATAACTAATGAACACTAGTTTTTAAGGGTCAATATGAACCAATTCATATTTTACTGATTTATTTCATATTTTACTGTTTTTGTTATATACAAATAATAGTTATTTTGTATATTTCTTAAGAAAGTATTAAGACGACTTTAAAACTATGGACAACTTTTGGGCATTGCGTTATAGTTAATACATCGACAAGGAGGAAACAAACATGAAAGCAATTACAGGATATTGTGCGAGAGTTGATGGCAAGTGGTTCATGATTAACGATATTGAATTAACGTTGATACACTTTAACTTCTCTTTGCAAACAGATGACTATCATGGCAACACATACGATCCGGCATATCTTAATGAAAGAGATGGGCTGTCAATCGCAAGGAGAGTTAAACGACGATTGTATAAAAATGCAAAAAATGTGCAAGTTTATGCACTACTTGGAAACGAAGAGATGGCTGAATTAGATACTTGGCAATAGCTAGTCGTTATATGAAAGGAGTTAATAATGGAAGAAGTTTGGAAAGATGTTAAAGATTATGAAGGCGTGTATCGAGTATCTAACTTAGGTAGAGTCAAGAGCTTAGATAGAATCGATAGCTCGGGTAAAAAAAGGTCGGGACGAATGATGAAGCCAGGATATGTTGGAAAAGGATATTTGCAGATACAACTTCATATTAATGGTAAACCAAAACATTTCAGAGTTAACAGGTTAGTAGCACAGGCGTTTCTACCTAATCCTGATAATAAGCCGCAAGTAAATCATATTGATGAAGACAAAACTAACAACAGCATTGATAATTTAGAATGGACAACTTCTACAGAAAATATAAATTTTGGAAGCAGAAATTCAAAAGTTGCAAAAGTAAATTCTAAACCAATTAAAGTTATCTATAGGGACAACACATACGAATTATGGGATAGTGCAACAGAATTTGCAAAAGAGTTTGGAATTAGTCAAGGTTATATTAACGATGTTCTTCGTGGAAGACATGAAACAGCATATGGAATGCGGTTTGTATATGCGAAAGGAGATGAGATAAATTATGAAGTACGAAAGAGTGATTGATTTAGTATTACAGTTTCTTGCTGGCAATGTCGTGACTGTTGATAAACATGCTGAAAAGTTTAAAGTATCAACAAAGACAGCCAGACGAGATATTAAAAGTGCGACTTATCTAGCACAAAAAAGCTTGCGATTATATATCGACAAGGAAAATAACGAGTGGTATGCGGTTAATAGCAAGTATGTGTTAGCACGTTTGAACAATAAGATTAAATAGGAGATTATGATTATGAGAAAAGCAGTAGGATTTGTATTATTAGTTATCTTTGGTGTGTTTGTATGCGCATTGTTTTACGGATTTGGAAAAGTAACAGATAATCAGTCAAATAGTAACCAATCAAGCAGCGTTAAAGTAGAGAGCAAACCAGTCGTTAAAAAGACATTCACAGTTGATGATTATAATTCATTGACTGTTGGTGACGCATTGACTGGGCAAGGTGGCGTCAACATGAATGACATCACTAACGATTATGCTAAGAGTGGATTTGAATCAGATTCAGACGTATCAGGCATGAAGATGAAGACAATTACTTTCAAGGCACACGGAGACGTTGGTGCAAATGTATCACTATCATTTATTGGGCAGCAAGATGGCAGCTATCTGTTGAGTGCAAAATCAGCGATTGGATTGAAGTGATATGAAGTTAATTGAAAAGCATGTATACGTTGTAGGCTATAAAAAACAAGATAATGATGAATGGGAAACATCAGGTAAGGTTTATGGCAACTTACAAGATGCTAACTGGAACTGTTATGATATGGGAGTAAAAACAGGAGCAATCACACAAGTGTTTGAGTTTATGCGACCAATGCCTATTAGTGGCGATATTAAGAAAAGTGAAAAGTTAAAGGAGATGATCCAAGATGAATATTAAATTTGAAAGCAAAGAGCAGTTTCAAAACATCACTGACTTTTATACAAGAAGTGGTTATCACACGGAGTACAAGCACGATATTGGCGACTTAGGTGTTATCTATGTTAATAATACTTATGATTCATTACACGTTTCATCAGTTGGCTACGCAGATTTAAAGCAACATCAGTATATGCAGTATGACGCTTGGTTGCTTTATGTATTGAAAATACTAGTAAAAAAGGAGAATCAGCAATGATTTTAGTTCATGTTAAGAATTATGAAGAAATGAAGGCGACAGCAGAATATACAGGTAACGTGGAATATGCTCAAGAATTTTGGCAAAACGCGTACGGAGATAAAACAGTTGTTTATCTAAACGAAACTCCGGGGAGTTTTAATTATTCTGATATTAAATTTCACGATAAAAGTTACGGACTTAAAAATGAACCAATTCTATCGTTTGAAGAGTTTAAAGAAAAATATCTAGATTCAACAGATGAAAAAGATATGATTAACCACCCATCACACTATAAGCAATTCAGTCGTGAAGTTATTGATACTATGGCTGATATTAGTACAAACGAAGAATTTAAAGGGTACTTAAAGTTAAATGCAATCAAGTATTTGAGTAGGTACCAAGGAAAGAATGGTGTAGAAGATTTAGAAAAAGCGGTTTGGTATATCAATAAATTAAAAGAGGTGGTAGAAAATGAAGGAATCAGCACTACAAAATAAGATAACAAGATACTTAAAAAATCAAGGACGTTTCTATGTAAAGACACAAGTAGGACCTGGAACAGCAACTGGTTCGCCAGATATTATCACAATGGACGACAATGGTGTATTAGTTGGATTAGAGTTGAAACGACCAGATCATAAAGGTAATTACGGCGTAACGGTTGAACAAAGATACCAAGGAATGAAGATAGAAGCTTTCAATGGTAGATGGTATAAAATAGATAGTTTCGTATCTTTTATGAACTTAGGATTATTTGAAAAGGAGTGGATTAATTGATTGGTAAACATTTTAAAGAATATAAACTACCTAATTATAGTAAATTTATTATAGATTTCCGTAATGATTTGAAATTAACTGATTTGAGTGATAAACAAAAAAACTATTTAACGTTTTATATATTCGGAAAAGCTTTAATTGAGTCTGGACTATACACAAACTTTGAGATAGAAACTATAATTAAAAATGAAATGGATAAATTAAAATGACATTTGATGAAGCCATGAAGGAAGTAAAAGAACACGATTTCACATACGATGAAACATCTGGAACTATGCAAACTTTTTCGGTACTAGATATTCTTGATGAATTGCGACAAGAATATGCTCCAGAAATTGAGATGACGAAATCAGAAAAGGATAAGATGTTATCTTCGATAAAATTTGGACTAAATTTTATAAATTTTTATGAGTGGGTAACCCATCAATCTACAGCAATTAAGTTCGGAACACAAACAACACCTGAATTATATAAATCTTTTTCAGAAAGTCAATTAATGCAAGCATGGTTACACCCAGAAACGATTAAAGTGATAGGATAATTATATGACTAGTTATAGAAAAATCAATAAACAACTTGAAATGACAGGGTATTACAGAATACGTGAAATTTATATCTCCACTTCTAAAATACTTGATACTGGGGAAAAGTTCCCACACGTTAAATATGTCAATCAATTAATAAAGGATAATAGAAAATGATTAAACTTTATCCAGCGCAACAGCGACAGGTTGATAAGGCAAAACCTAACTGGTTTTACAGAATGAAGCAAGGTACTGGAAAAACACCAACAGCGATTGCTCATTATAAAAAGTTTTTTAACGGTAAGAAAGTTCTAATCATTGCACCGAAAGCAGTTGAATTGTCTGGTAGTTGGCAGGAAACGTTTGAAGCGATGGGAGTTGATAAGTCACTTGTAAAAGTTATCAGGACAGATGACGTAAAAAAATTAGACTTACAAGGTGTTAAAGGCGCTTTTGTTATCGTAGATGAAGCTCACAAGTTTAAGGGAATGAGTTCACAACGCACTAAGGCGTTGCATAAAATAATTAAAGTTTCAGACGGATTCATAATGCTGACAGGAACACCGGTAGACGGTAAGTTAGATAATTTAGAAAGCTATGCAATTACGTTCGGTCACGTTAAAACACGTAAGCAATTTAAAGAGTTATACATGGTACAAAAAACATTACCATACAGACCGTTCCCATTTTGGGAGGTTGGTAAGAATCAAGATAAGTTAGTGTCATGGTTTGAGAGTGTAACATCAGACGTTGTGACGATTGATGACATTGCTGAATTACCAGAATATATTGAGAACGTTGTGCATTTCAAACGTGAATCAGAATATCGTAAGTCGTTGGCTAGTTACAAAAAAGATGATGCAATTATTTTTGAGACACCACAGGAGCGTCATTGGTGGCAACGTCAGAATCAAAATACAAAAGCTAAGATTGATTGGTTGAAAGATATTGCAGAAGAATACGAACAAGATGGCATGATTATATTCTATAATACAAGCAGTGAATTAAATGCGCTTAAA